TACGCGATTGATGGCGCCCAGGCCCGGCAATGCGCCGGAAGCGTTTAGCGGCGCGGTATAGGTGCCGTTGGCGAACTGGATCGTAATATTGTGGCCGTTCAGGTCGAGGGTTACCGCGTAGTTCCAGGCAGCCTGTCCGGTAGCGAACGCCGTTCCCGAGGTTAGCCCATCATTGCTATCGTTGCCGGTCGGCGAAACGTATAGCGTCAAATCCTGAAACAGCTTAAAGCGAAGCAGCTTTCGCAGCGCCGCGAGAAGCTGGCCGTTATTCGTCTTGTCGAGCGTAATCGCGGCAGCCTCGATCACGCCGGATATCTCCTCCTGCACCGCGTTCATGTATTCATAGCGGACCACGGTTGCGAGAAAGCCGCCCGATCCAGGCGAGCCTCCGGTGAAGTAGCCCGGCGTCCCCGCCGGTCGCGGCGCCGGAAGCGTCGGAACGGCGGTCGGATCGTCAATGCGGTGCATCGGTCATTGCTCCGGTTGCGCGCACACGTCAGACATATTCGAACATCGGAATGGTGTGCGCAGGGGCGTATTTCTCAATCAGGCATTCAAGCTGCGCGTTGCCCCAACTCGCTAGCGGCTCCTCGACCAGCGATACGTCGGTGCGGAAGTAGACGACGGTTTCCGCCGGGGAAGTTACCATCCAGGCGTAGTCCCACGCGCTGTCATACAACGGATCCTCGACGCGGTTCATATCGACGCGGAACGCGGAATAGGTCGTAATCGTGATCGTGAAGCCGTTCGCGGCGGCGAGATCGATAAAGTATTGGATCGACTGCCCGCCGCGCATCGAGAACTTGGCACAGACCGCCGCCTGCCTCTGCTGGATCGTGCCGAGCGCTTCGCAATCCGGCAGGCCGAGCGTCGCTTCCCACTCCGGCAGCATCTCGGCGGCGACGCTGCACGGAAACGTCTCGGCGATCACTTCGCCGGCGCGCGTATGCAGCCGCGCCCAGGTCGGCATCAGCGTGAGCAGGTCGGCGGCCTGGACCGTCCCCCAGCCGCGTTGCCAGACCCTGCCGCGCGGCAGGAGCCGCTGGAACTGCCACAGGTAGTCGGTCGCGGTCGCGATCGGGAGCGGCATCAGACCAGCGACAAGGTGCCCATCGTCGGCAGCGCGCCGGCCGGCGCGGTAACCGGCGCGGCCGGGATCGTCATGTCGAACACGACGACGCCCGGCGTCGCCGAGATCGCCTGATATAGCTGCGACGGATAGACCGTCCCGGCGACTTCGCCGAACGCCAGGAAAGCATCCTGCAGCGACGCGAGGATGTCCGCCTCCATCGCGGCGGTCGAGGGGTTGAGATTGGCGATCGTGACGTTGACCGGAAACGCCACAGGCGCGGTGACGAATACCAGCGCAGTAACCGGCTGCACCGGCCAGATATGCTCGGCGACGGTAAGCTGATCGCCGCTCGCGGTCGGCCCGCGCGTCTCCTCGCTGGCGCAGCCGTCGGTACCCTGCGGAAAGCCGCCATCGGCCGCGTTCGCAACGTCGAACATCGGATAGACCTGAACCTGTCCGCCGCTCGATTGTATCCAGGCGCGCGTGCAGCCGGGCACTTCCAACGCCCATTCGATGTAATCCGCCGCCGAGCCGCCTTGCGGCGGTTGCGCGTAGCGGAACAGCATGCGGGTCCGCAGTTCGTCCTGCGTCTCCTGGTCGCTCCCCCCGGTCAACGGGGTGACGGTCACGCCGCCCGAATTGATCCCCGGCACCGGAGCGGCGATCGAGATCGCGACGCCGGTATCGGCGTTTGTCGCGGCGCCATTGACGGCAGCCACGATAGGCACTGTGAGAAGGCCCGTAGCGTCCACGGTTCCGTCGGCGGTGGTTGTATAGGGAACGCCGTCCTGGCGCGTCAGAGGCGCCCCGGAGGGCAGTACAAGGCCGCTCGTGCCGGTGAACTGCGCCGAGCCGGTCGCGGGCGTGCTGTCCTTCTGATAGACGCCGATCAACGCTGCCCAGGCAAACAGGTATTCGTCGGTCGCGGTAAACGGAACCGACTCTCGCGCGATCCAGTCGAGATACCCATAGACGCTATAGGCCAGCCCCGACATGCACCATGCGAGCACGCGGAGCACCGCATTGCGTAGCAAGCCGTCGAGACCGGGAACGCCGCTGGTCGTAATGTCCTGGATCGCGGTGTTGCGAAGCGCGGTCAGGGTCGGTCGAGCAAACGGCATGCTACCTCACCATTGCGCGGAGACGTTGCATCGGCGGCGGCGGAACCTGAACCGGCGAGCTCAGGACCGCGAGACCGTCCCACGCCCAACCGAAGGTGAACCGCGTCAGCGAACCGTCCGGCTTGACGATCGCGATCCCGATACCGAGCAGGGTCGAGCCGGCCGGACCGAGCCAGGAGGTGTTCACGACGACATCCTTCGCGATCCCGTCGTCGATCAGCCATTGCAGCGCGTCGGCCGCGTAGCGTTGCGCGAGACCGAGCGTGTCGCGCGTTTTCTTGGCGCGCTCCAATTGCCAGAGGTTCGAACCGAGCGGCCGGTCGTTGTACGGATCGGCCCACCAGCCGCGCCGGTCCGACGTGCCATCGGTCGGTACGAAGTCGGGCGTCGCGAGCTTGTCGGTGAACAGCGACACCAGGCAGTCGGTCTCCAAGTCCTGGCCGGTCTGGAGATCGCCTTCCGCCAGCGTCCAGTCGCCGAGCGCGTTGCTGTTGTCCCAGAGAATGTAAATGTCGCCCGAGAGGTTCGCCGGCAGCAGCGCGGTATCGGCGATCGGCACCGGTAGGCCGGCGGCTTCGATCCAGCCGCTCACGGCCCGACGTGCCCGTGTGGCGCCGAGATGGTATCGGCGGTGATCGTCCCGGTCGCGTGGATATCGCCGGTCAGGTTGATCGTCGTCTTGCCGCCGCCGCTCGCCGCGATCGCGATCGTCGGCGCGGAGATCGTAACCGTTCCGGTGCACGTAATCTCGACGTTGCCACCCCCGGCGAGCTTCACGACGGTGCCGTTATTGTCATACAGCGCGATCTCGCCCGGCTTCAGGTTGCGCAGCCGGTATTGCTGATTGCCGGTCGCGACGATCACGCCGTTCGAACGGTCGCCCGAGCAGAAGGTAGCCATCGCGTCCGATCCCGGCATCGCATGCGACGCGAGTCCGTAGATTTGCAGCACCGGCATGTTGTCGATCGTCTCATTCGGAAAGCCGCGCACCTGAGCGCGGTGGATCGGACCGCTATCGTCGGTCGCGGTGATCTTGACCGGCATGGTCGCCATGCGGACCCGACGGTACAGCCGATCGGCGACACTCATGTCGCGACCGTCGAGGTCGAGGGCGCGAACGTCGTCGGCGTTGCCGGCGCAGCGTCGGCGTTCGGCTTGGTCGGGTTGTTCCGGTTCACGTCGTCTTGTGTGACTAGCATGTTCGGCGTGGTCGGCTCGACGCTGAACGCCTCGGGCGGCCATAGGCCAAGCCGGCAATGCTGGCCGCCTTCGTCGCGGAGATAGGTGACGGTTCCGATCAGCCAGCTTTTGCTCGCGAGCTTCAATTGCGGCGCGACGATTGGCGCGAGCATGTTCGGCGCCCACAGCTTGCCGGCCGCGTCGCGCCAGCCGTCGCAGGTTACGTTGAAATTGAAGCTCTGGCCCCAGCGGCGATTTTTCTCCCAGATCGCGCGCTTGCCGGCGAGCGGCGTGCCCAGGTCGAACTGTTCCGAGATCACATACAGCTTGCGGAAGCGCGGCACCTCGTCGTCACGGACGATCTCGCCGACGCCCGGCATGTTCACCCCGGCATCGGTGCCGAGTGCCATCGTCGAGATTAGGTGTCCCTCGTACTCCTGAAACCGTTGATCCATCGAGAACATGACCTCGGCGGTCTCGACGTTCTGGCCGATCGTAAAGCCCGACGCCATCGAGGTGGTTCCGACCTTGGCGAGCATGATCGAACCATCCGGCATGTCGTACGGGATCAATTCGGAATAGCGGGTGATCCGGTCGATGATCTCCCAGACAGTCTCGCCGAGCATGATGTTGAATTGCGGGATCGCCTGGAACGGTCCCTCGGCGCTGGTGTTGATCGTCACGTTGTATGGCGCGGCAAGCTGGCGAGCGATCGATACCACGTCACCGTTGACAACCTGCATGCCTTCGGTGCTCGGGCTTCCGGCGCTGGTGTTGGCGACCAGCGCCGAGCAATCGACCAGATCCTCGCTTTTGCTCCGGCCCTCGATGCGAACCGTATGGTTGCCGGCCGCGATCGACGAAGCGTAGCGATCGACATACCCGGTCAGCACAAGATCAGACGCGATCTTGACCGTGCAGGGCTGGCCGGGCTTCAGGTCGATGTCGGCGGCGTTCGGATATTTCTCGGTCGCCTCGATCGAGAAGCTGGCCGGGATCGCGGCGAGCGGTCGCGTCACCGAGACCCGC